AGACACTGAAAAGGGTGGGTTTAACGCCAACATTGCCGAAGAGATGGAAGAAGACGAGTTATCCATACTGGCTGATGATCTCATTGATTTAGTGGACAGTGACTTTGATAGTCGTAAAGATTGGGCAGACACATTTGTTAAAGGATTAGATGTTCTAGGGTTTAAGTACGAAGAACGTACAGAACCTTGGGAAGGAGCTTGTGGAGTATACTCAACAGTACTTGCAGAAGCCGCTATAAGATTCCAAGCTGAAACTATGAGTGAGACATTTCCTGCAGCAGGACCTGTCAGAATTAAAGTACTTGGAGAAGAGACAAAAGAAAAAGACGAAGCCGCAGCCCGTGTTAAGGCTGACATGAACTACGAGTTAACTGAGAATATGGTCGAGTATAGACCCGAGCATGAACGATTACTTTATAGTTTAGGTTTAGCAGGTTCGTCGTTTAAAAAAGTTTATTATGATCCTAACTTAGGTAGACAGGTTGCCCTGTATATACCTGCCGAGGACGTGGTAGTACCTTATGGCGCTTCGCACATAGAGACAGCAGAACGTGTTACACACGTAATGCGTAAGACTAAGAATGAAATGAGAAAACTACAGGCAAACAAGTTTTATCGTGACATAGACTTAGGAGAACCACAGGCGTTTCATACTGATATAGAAGAACGTAAAGCCGAAGAAGGTGGTTATTCTCTTACTGATGATGACAGACACAGTATATATGAAGTGCACGCTGATCTTGTTATTGAAGGTATCGACGATTCAGACGATGAAATTGCTAAACCATACGTTGTTAGTATCGAGCGTGGTTCTAACGAAGTGTTATCTATTCGTAGAAACTGGAACCCCGATGACGAACTTAAATTAAAAAGACAACACTTTGTACACTATGTGTACGTCCCAGGTTTTGGGTTTTACGGGTTAGGACTTATACACATAATAGGTGGATACGCTCGTGCGGGTACATCCTTAATACGTCAGCTCGTGGATGCAGGCACATTGTCCAATCTCCCTGGCGGGCTGAAATCTCGCGGACTGCGTATTAAGGGTGACGACACCCCTATAGAACCTGGAGAATTTAAAGATGTTGACGTACCAAGTGGTAGTATACGCGACAACATTATGCCACTCCCATATAAGGAACCTAGTCAAACTCTACTAGCTTTACTTAATCAGATTACTACAGAAGGCCGAAGACTAGGTGCAATTAGCGATATGAATATCTCAGACATGTCAGCTAATGCTCCAGTTGGCACAACGCTGGCACTCCTTGAGCGGACTCTAAAGCCTATGGCTGCGGTACAAGCTCGCGTTCACTATGCTATGAAACAAGAGTTTAAACTCCTCAAAGTTTTATTAGCAGAATACGCGCCAGCGGAGTATTCATATCAACCTCTAAGAGGTGAGGTTGGTGCTAGACAATCTGATTACGAAATGGTTGAAGTTATACCTGTAAGTGATCCTAACAGTTCCACTATGGCGCAAAGAGTTGTGCAATATCAGGCTGTGTTACAAATGTCTAGTCAAGCACCGCAGATATATGACTTACCGCAGTTGCACAGGCAGATGATTGAAGTACTAGGCGTAAAGAACGCAGACAAACTTGTTCCTATAAAAGATGATATACAGCCTGCGGATCCAATCAGTGAGAATATGAACGCATTAGTTGGTAAACCTATGAAAGCTTTTATATACCAAGACCACGATGCTCATATACACACGCATATGTCTTTTATGCAAGACCCAGCTGTTGCAAAAATGATAGGGCAAAACCCGCAAGCGCAACAAATAATGGCTTCCTTACAAGCGCATATAGCTGAGCATCTAGGATTTAATTATCGTAAACAGATAGAAGAGCGATTAGGTGTACCATTACCTGCACCAAATGCAGAGTTACCAGAAGAAGTTGAAATAGACTTAGCTAGACTAGTAGCTGAAGCAGGTAAAGAACTTACCCAATCACATCAACAACAAGCAGCGCAGCAGCAAGCGCAACAGCAAGCTAAAGATCCTGTAATACAGATGCAACAACAAGAACTTCAAATTAAACAAGCAGAAGTTCAACGTAAAACTAAAAAAGACGCTGATGACTTAGCTGTCAAAAAAGCAGAGCTACAGTTAAAAGCGGCTAAAGACAAAGAAGATCTTAAAATGGATAAAGCTGAACTATTTATACAAGCTCAAAAAGACAACGTTAAGTTAGCAACCGACAAGAAAGATAAAGAAGATCGAAAAAATATTGACATACTTAAAACTATGAACAAAGGATAATTATGGCTAAAACCGTCTATGACGTGCTCATACAACAAATAGAAGAACAGAAGTTATCTTCAACACAATTCCTTGTAACTGGAGGTCCAAAAGACTTTTCCCAGTATAAGGAAGTCACTGGCTTGATACGGGGTCTCGAGGTCAGTAAGCAATTAATAGAAGACCTCTCGCGCAACCAAATGGAAGATGATGATGACTGAAACAGCAAAAGATCAGCCAGTGCTAACTGATAATGAAATAGATGCACAACTCCCTAAACCTGTAGGATATCGTGTCTTAATAGCGTTACCTGAACAAAAAGAAACGTACGAAGGTACTAACGTATTAAAAACCGATGTAGCTAAAAGGCACGATCACATAATGTCTATAATGGGACTAGTAGTGGATATGGGTGAACAAGCCTATAGCGACACTGAAAGATTTCCATCAGGACCTTGGTGTAAGGAAGGTGACTATGTCATGTTCCGTGCCAATACAGGTACAAGATTCACAGTCAATGGATTAGAATATCGTTTAATGAATGATGATTCTATAGAAGCTATAATAGCTGATCCAGCTGGCATACAAAGAGCTACGTAGGGAGAAGAAAATGGCGTTTGAAAAAGTAGAATATCAGTTTCCTGATGAAGCAGAAAACAAAAACATTGAAGTAGAATCTTCTAGTGCAGTAGAGATAGATATATCTGGAAAGGCAACAAAAGATGAATATAACAAAACTAAGGCTAAAACTACGGGTGCAGAGAATAATGATGCAGATTCGTATGACATTGAAGTTGTTGACGATACACCAAAAGCTGACCGAGGCCGTAAAGCGTCTGAAGCTCCAGCTGAAATTACTGATGAAGAACTTGAAGATTATTCTGACAAGGTCAAAAACAGAATCAAGCACTTTAGTAAAGGCTACCACGACGAAAGGCGAGCGAAAGAAACGGCCTTACGTGAAAGGCAAGAGCTCGAAAAGTTAGCACAACAGCTTGTAGAAGAAAATAAACAACTAAAGAGCACTACTGTTAAAAATCAAACAACTATGCTGGACCAAGCTAAGAAATCTGCAGAATCAGAGTTAGCAACCGCCAAAGCAGCATATAAAGTAGCGTATGAATCTGGGGAATCAGATGCCGTTGTCGATGCACAAGAAAGCATAACAGCTGCTAAGATTAAATCAGATAGACTAAACAATTTCAAACTTCCTACTTTACAAGAGAATGAAACTCCTGTACCTGTTAAAGAAGAAACAACCGCCCCTGCAGCAGTCGCAGATCCAAGGGCTACGGATTGGGCTAAAACTAATACGTGGTTCGGAACTGATGACGAAATGACAAGTTACGTTTTGGGGTTGCATAGTAAACTTGTCAAATCGGGAATGGATCCCGCGAGCGATGAATACTACGAGAACATAGATTCCCGTATGCGCACAATATTCCCAGAGAACTTTGAGGATATTGAACCAGAGACCCAAAAGCCGAAGCTAAATAATGTGGTTGCACCCGCCTCGCGGAGCACAGCACCTAAGAAGGTAAGACTAACGCAAACACAAGTAACCCTTGCTAAACGACTTGGAGTCCCACTAGAATTATACGCCAAGAAGGTTGCAGAAGAAATGAGGAGAAAATAATGGCTGAGAATAGAATTAATCGCGAACAGACTACACGTGAAACCACTACCCGAAAAAAATCTTGGCGAAGGCCAGAGACTTTACCAGCTCCTCAAGAAGAGGATGGTTATGGGTTTAGATGGATCAGGGTAGCTACGCAAGGACAAGTCGATGCCACTAATGTTTCTTCAAAATTAAGAGAAGGTTGGGAGCCTGTAAAGGCCGTAGATCATCCAGAAATTACAGTTGTTAATGTTGAGCAAGAGAAGTTCAAAGATAACATTGTTATTGGTGGTTTAATGCTTTGTAAAGCTCCAAAAGAATTGATTGAGGAACGCACCGATTATTATAATCAGCAAAACACCTCGCAGATTCAGTCAGTTGATAACAACCTTATGAGAGAAAATGATCCTCGTATGCCTCTATTTAGTGATAGAAAAACGAAGGTTACTTTTGGTAAAGGAACTTGAACTTTAACTTTTAGGAGCTTTAAATGGCTTATCCAACTATTGATGTCCCTTACGGGCTCAAACCTATCAATTTGATAGGTGGTACTTCCTATGTCGGTAGTACTAGAAAAATTCCTATTGCTTCAAACTATGACACTGGTATCTTCAATGGAGATGTTGTGCAATACACAAGTGATGGAACTATAATAATAACTACTGCTCAAGCGCAGACTTCAGCACTTGCTGGAATCATCGGTGTTTTCGTAGGTTGTAGTTTTACAGATCCTAGTACAGGACAATTAACATTCAGACAAAATTACCCTGCTAATACTGTAGCTAGTGATATTGAAGCGTTTGTTATAGATAACCCAAGTCAGCTATACAAAGTGGTTAACGTCACTGGAAGTACTGCTGATGGAGCTACTACAGGGTTATTACCTCTAGCTAAGACTCGTGCCACTACAATTTCCTGTAACGCAGAACTCGTACTAAACACTGGGTTAACTAGTTCAGGTAATAGTAGAATGGGCGTATTTATTAATAACGTAACAAGTATTTTACCACTTACTGTTGTTGATGTTATTCCAGATACAAAGAATTCTGCTGGAAACTTTACTGAGTTTGTTGTTAAATTTACACCTGGGTATCATCGTTATACTCATACTGTTGGCGTATAGGGAGGAATAGAACATGGCTATATCACGCGCTCAATTACTAAAAGAGCTTCTTCCAGGTCTAAACGCATTGTTTGGAATGGAATACGCTAAATATGGTGAAGAACACGCAGAGATTTTTGATACAGAATCTTCTGATCGTTCTTTTGAAGAAGAAACAAAGTTGTCAGGCTTTTCAGCTGCATCTGTTAAAAACGAAGGCGCTGCCATCGAATATGACAATGCACAAGAAGCATTTACAGCTCGTTATACACACGAAACAGTGGCTATGGGCTTCAGTATTACTGAAGAAGCAGTCGAGGATAATTTATATGATTCTCTATCTGCAAGATATACCAAAGCTCTTGCTCGTGCTATGGCGTACACTAAACAAGTTAAAGCAGCTTCAATATTGAACAACGCTTTTTCTTCAGGTACTACTTACGGTGATGGTGTAGAACTTTGTTCCACAGCTCATCCACTAGTTAATGGTGGTACAAACTCTAACGAGCCATCTGCAGGTGCAGATTTAAACGAAACTTCTCTTGAAGCCGCTATCATTCAGATTTCTGCTTGGACAGACGAACGTGGACTTTTAATTGCAGCCAGACCTCGTAAGTTAGTTATCCCACCAGCATTGCAATTCGTTGCAACAAGATTGCTGGAGACTGAAGGAAGACCAGGGACTGCTGATAACGACCTTAACGCAATGAAGAGTAACGGTTCTATTCCAGAAGGATACACCATTAACCATTATCTAACAGATACAGATGCTTGGTTCTTGATGACAGATGTCCCTAACGGATTAAAGCATTTTACTCGTAGCCCAATGGCAACATCTATGGATGCTGACTTTGACACAGGCAACAGTCGTTATAAGGCTAGAGAGAGATACTCATTCGGTGTCTCCGATCCTTTAGGAATCTTTGGTTCCCCAGGAGCATAAAAAATTTAAGGGGGTGGCTTGCTAGTCACCCTTTTTTACTATAGACTAAATAAACAACCCTTGACAGTCGGATAATCTGGCTGACATTTGCCAAGACAAGGAGATTGACATGGCTAATACAACTTTCAAAGGTAACGTCCGATCTGAAGATGGGCTTACCGTATTCAATACTACTGCCGACACAGGCGTAGAGACAACTAAAGCTACAATAGATTCAAGCGGAAACACTTCGTTAAGTGGTACTCTTGCTGTTACTGGCGCAACTACCATTACAGGCTTGACTACTATAAATAACGGAGAAGCAACATTTAGTGCACCTCCTTTCGTTTCTGGATTACAAGAAAATATTGGTGTAGATGTCTTAGACAATCACACTATTATGCACGAAGCTATCTTTGCTAACACAGGTGCAGCTACACATATTTGGGAAACAAATACAGATAACTCCGCTGCTGTTGCAGCTGTTGTAGGCACAGACTTGTTACATGGTGGCTTTACTCTAGCTACAGGTGGTACAAGTGGCCATCAAACATCGTTATCCACTTCTGCTACAAACTATATTTGTACTGTAGGAAAGCCTTGGTGGGTTAAAACAAGATTTAATCTTAATGACCATGATGGCGTTGAGTTTTTCTTTGGTTTAACTGAAAGAGCCGCTGATGTTGATACCTTTCATAATACAGCCGCAGGTGGAGGTACAGATCGAATTGGTTTTGTAAAAGCTGCTCACAATGCTGATGCCGTGGTTTTTGGGGCTACTAAAAATGCTGGCGGTACAATCGCAACTGCATTTGATACAGCACAGACATATGATGCTGACTTATCGGTTGTTTCATATGGCATCCAGTGGGATGGTGTAGATAGTATTAAGTTTTTTGCTAGTAAAGTAGTAACAACAGCTACTCCAACTGAAATGGCTTTAATCCATACTTTTAACACAGCGGCAGGTATTCCTGATGTTGCTCTAAGATTGGCTCTGCATATTGAGACTGGAACAGGTGCAGTTAGTACTGCTCGTATCGAGTACATCAAAGGTGCTTACACTAAGTAATACCTAACTATATAGTGGGGTTTCGGCCCCACC